ATTATGATGTAGTCCCAACCGGGTATTCGGCAACCACAACGAAAGTTTTGATAGGAACATCGGCGACGAACCAGTCAACCGGGGGCGGCACAACCAGAGGCTCCTTGCCAAGGGTGCTACAGACAGGACCCATATATGTTTACCGGATAGCTAACAATGCTGGCGAGGAAATTAGTTTCCACGTCAACTTTAATTGGTATGAATTCTAATGGCCGTCCAATTCGTCGTCGAAGACGGTACGGGATTAAGTACGTCCACTTCTTACGTGGAGCTTGCGGAATTCCGACAATACTGGGAAAACAAAGGCGTCGACTATTCTGTCGTCGGCGGAACTACTGACGCACAGGTCCAGGTATGGCTTAACGAGGCGACCGCATACACCGACTTGACCTATTGCTGGCCCGGTGCCTTGGTGGACGAAGACCAAGCCCTAGCGGTGCCTAGAACGGGCTGGGTTGATGTCTATGGCAGAGACCTGGACGACAGCGTGCCAACCTACCTAAAGAACGGCGTTTGCGAATTAGCAGGCACCAGGCAAGGGACAGACCCGGAAGCCGTGTCAGAGGTTGGCGTATCCTCCCAATCATACGGCCCGGTGAGCGTGTCCTATAGCGGCGGCAGGAATGGGCAGACTATAACCTATCCCACGGCGTCGAAGTGGTTTGGCAAGATGCAGCAATGTGGCGGATTAAGGGCGTGGCCAGCATGATCCTTAACTCATTCGCACGGTTTATCGTTCCCGCTTTAGTAGAGCGATCAACGCCGGTCTTCGTTAACAACATGCCCCATGGCTTTACATGGGCGACCGTTGCCACCTATCGCGTCCTCTTTTGGGAGGGGTCTAGTGCGCGGTCTTTTGTAAGCGATAAGTTTAAGGAAAGCGTTGACGCCTCCGCAGGGTTTGACCTTGGCTCCGACGTTCAGGAAGGCGACCGGGTGACGATAGACACAAGGGTGTTCTTTGTAACGCACCCCGATAACGTCGGCCTAGCCAATAAGTATAAGCTCGTAGGCATGAAGGAATACGACAATGGCACCGCGTAGTGAAGTCACCGCTACATCTTTTGGGAACGTACCGAAAGCCGTACAGGAAGGCAACGAAAGGGCCATCCTTGAATTACTAATAAACGTGACGGCTGAGGCCAAGCGCGGGGCACAGGTAGCCGAGGGTCAACTTCGGAATTCCATCATGTACAGATCATCGGAAAAAGAGGGCGGGTTTAATGTCGGCGGCAGGAAGCAAGCAGAAAGTCCAATAACGCCGAGGCCAAAAGAAGGCCAGGGCTTCGTTGGTACGAACCTACTGCACGCTATCTATAATGAATTCGGTACAAGGTATATGGCGGCTGTTCCGTTCTTAAGGCCAGCCATCGCAATACAGGCAAGCGGGACAGATGCTAGGAAAGCCGTTAGGAAATATGAACAAGAGGCCGTTGCGGCAGGGATGAAGAAAGGACCGAGGGTCAAGAAGGTATCCAAATGAGCTATGGCAAGCAAGAGCTATTAGACCTAATCAACGTGCCTGCCGTCACTTCTTTACTGACGAAGGCAAGCTATATATTCCCGGCCCGCGTAGTCCCTCAAAAGGATTCAACCGGGGCCAAGATATCGACACAGGCAAAGACAATCAATTTCTACAGGTCAACGCCTGTCAATGGTGCGCTTCACTATATGCAAACGTCCTACAGTATCAATTGCCGGGCAGCGTATGAGGCGGATGCCCAGGAAATAGCAGACGCGGTATTTGATATCCTCAAAGCCGCCCCAAATTCAGCCAGGTTTTTCGTGCCGTCTATATTTGAACCCATCCCGCCTATCACAGACGAAACGGATAATTATAACGTACCGCTAGAGATCGACTCTCGCGGGCGAACTTTTGCATAGGAGGCTTTATGGCCGCTTCAACTGATTATGTGAGGCTCCCCGACGGGAGCGAATGGAGTTATTCCCTGGACGGGATTAGCTATACCGCGCTTGGCGTGTTAAACGGTGACGTTGACGCGACTTGGAACTATGACAGGAATGAGATCGAATTCCACGACGGGCAGAAAAAGATATCCTATCGGAACCAGTCCATGGGTGCAACGTTGACCCTTGCGGATCTGAACCCGCAGGCATTGGCTGACTTGTCTGGCGGCATGTTGTCGAAGACCGACACAGCCGGGGTCTTGTTCAACGACGCGCCGGACCAGATTATCGCCGCAGGTTGGAGCGACATGAAGGCAATCAACTTAACACCTACCACAGCGGGCGGTGTTGCGGTTGTCGGTAGCGTCGTCCCTACCCTTACGAGTGTAACCGGCGCGACCGCCGGGGCTCTTGCCGCCGGTGTTGATTATTATATCGTTGAAGATGATAACAGCTTTTTCGGTTGGTCGATAATCCTCGATGAAGCCGGGGCAGCCGGTGTCGTGACTACTGAGATTGTGACTATCAGCTTTGCAGACGTTACCCCGGTTGCGTCTACTACCATGAGCGCCGGATCTCCTACCTTTGTGCCAGATACGTTGGCCCTTCGTGGGGTCCAATCTTCCAGCGGTATCACCATCGACATCGCCGTGGTAAATGTTGACGGCGGATCATATAACTTCGGGTTTAAGGCTACCGCGTCGGACGGGACTGATGAAATGGTCCTTGCCTTCACCGGTGTCCTTGACGCTGACCTGACCGACGGGGCGCAGTTGTTTACTGTCACACAGACACTGTAATCAAGTCCCTCTTGGCCTTTTTCCTCCGGGCCTTGAGGGCATTTTCCTAGGGGGATTGGGGGATAAATGGAATATTCAATCAGGATAGGCGAAAAGAAATTCACATTTAAAAAGGTGAATATCCTTTGCTCGGAAATGTATGGGGAAATAGCAGGACTAGCCCTATCGTATAACGGGCAGCGGACAGAGGCCGAGGAGATCGACTTAGCGTATACAATCGCGAAGGCCGAAGCAGAGACGGCAATCGAAAAGGCACAGGCCAGAAGTGAGCAATTGAAAGCCTCTAAGAACCTGACGAAAGACGGGCGGGAGATGACCAAAGAAATGCACCGTCTACAGTACGTTATCCTTGCAGAATTGCTTGATATAAATGGATATGAATATGACGAATCCTATTGGAAGAAAAATGCTTCCATAGAAGATGTGAATGATGTAATCGTCGAGGCAGTAGGTGGCGGAAGTAAAAAAAAAGTAGTGGAAAGTTCCACCTAAAGAGACTGTTCGTAATCCTTAATAGGGTATGGAGGTCTATCGACTGGGAAGATTTCAAAAAGATGTCATGGGATGACGTTGACGAAATTATACAAGGATCGGCAATCACAAAGAAGGATGCCGACTGGATTTGGGTTAAGGAAATACCTGCTTTTGGGGTGCACTAGTGGCTACGAATATTGGCGAACTTGTTTGGAAAGTAACAGGAGACACTAGGGATATCGATAAGTCCCTGAAGAAAACCGAGACCGGAATAGGTAAGGTGGGCAAGGCTTTCTTAGCCGCGTTCTCTGCCGTCGCTATTATCGCCGGTGTTAAAAAGCTTATCGGATTCCTTGGTGAGGCGTCGGATGCGGCAGCCGTCCAGGAATCGGCTATCGTTAGACTCGGCGCAGCGTTGGAAGCTACTGGACAGGCAGGGGATAACGCGCTTAGCGACATGCAATCATTCGCATCTGAGCTACAGCAATTAACGGTTGTCGGCGATGAGGTCACATTAGGATTATTACAGACCGCAATCAATATGGGGTTGACCGCAGAGGAAGCACAGAACGCTACCCAACAGGCCATCGGCTTATCCCGCGCCTATGGGATCGGTTTGGACACCGCCCTTATCGGCGTGACGAATACGCTGCAAGGTCAGACATCAACGCTTTCCAGATATATCCCATCACTTAAAACAGCCGGGGACGAAACCGAGCGAATCGCTATCTTGAATGAAGAAGCCGCGCGCGCGTGGTCAGTAGCGACAGCAGAAGTCGAGACGGCAGCAGGCGCACAGGCACAGCTTGAGAACACGCTAGGCGACAGCATGGAATTGATCGGGGATCTGGTTAATGAGAGACTAACCCCATGGCGCAACCGATTAAATGAGATCGTTTCTGAATTAAACGATACCGCGGTAGCCCAAAGGAATCTCGATGCAGTTCTAGCCGGTGAAGCTGGTGACGCGGTGAGCGCATACGCTGACCAACTGGAAAAGGTGGAGAGGTTAACGGCGTTTGCGAATGGTGGCGCTTATGGTGCTGGCGTTGCGGCGATAGCGGCGCAATTAGAGCAGGAGTTAGCAATTTTAGAAGTACTCCGACAAGCCAGGGCTGATTATTTTGCCGAGCGAGCAGCGCAACGCGGTGCAGCAGATATAGCGGCAAGGCGGGCGGTAGACGCCCTAGCAACAGAAGAGGAAGCGGCAACACTAGCGGCAAGGAACGCCCTTATTGAAGCCGAGCGGTTAGCCACAGCCGAACAATTCCTTGCCACTCAATCAGAATTAGCTATGGCGGCGATGGCTAACGCCGAGCAAGAACGCGACGACCTAATGTCTGTCGCTGAATTGCAAGAGCGAAACGCACAGCGGCGGCTTGATAGAATAGAAACCGAGCGGCAGGCAGAGGAAGACTTTGAAGCACAACGAGCGCAAGCAATACAAAACAGGCTAACTAATTTCAGCACTTACGCTAGCAGCGTGGCGGGGATATTTAGCAACCTGATTGCTATACAGCTTGCCGGGGATCAGGAACTTACCGAGAAGCAAAAGAAGAATGTAATCACTCTATACCGCGTCCAACAAGCGGCAAACATTGCACAGGTTACTGTTGATACCGCTACTGCAATAGCGCGGCAATTCAAAGACTTACCAATATTCCTAGCGATCCCAGCGGCTATCATCGCAGGGGCTGTCGGTGCAGCGCAAATTGGGCTCATTGCAGCAACCCCACCGCCACAGATGGCCCAGGGCGGTATTGTCCCGGCAAGGCCCGGAGGCACTACGGTTACACTAGGCGAGGCCGGCGAAGATGAGATAGTGACATCAGAGCGAAGGATGGCGGAATTTATGGGCGGCTCAAATGATAGGCCGATAATACTCCAGATAGATTCTGAGGTATTAGCAAGCTGGGTACAGGGCCAACTTGACAACAGGGGGATTGTAGTGCCTAAGGGAACAGTAGTATGAGAATCCTTTACTTAAACCGACTAGGCACAAGCGGGACATTGAGCGCCACGAATGAGGACGCCAACTACCCCATCGAGGAAGTGCTGGATAATACGCTCACGACTTTGTTTAAGTCCACCACTACAACGGCGGTTATCACTCAGGCGTTCGCCGCAGACTTTGAAATATCGGCTCTCGCATGGGGTAACACCAACGCCACGCAGATAGATATAGTCATGAAGAATTCAGGCGCATCGACCGTGTTCAGCCAGACGCTTACAGGCTCAGAGATAAAGTACTCGGGTAGCTTTCCCGGGAATATCTTCTACCCTAGCTCGGCTGTTGCAGATGTCAGGACAATCATCCTAACTTGCACCGGTCCGGACCCTCTACAATTCGGCGGGCTGTATGCCGGTCAATATCTACAAGCGCCATATTTCGATGTCGGCCCTACTCTTGGTTCTGTATCATCGGCAAGCGTCCAGAAGTCTCGCTACGGTGTCGCGTACAGCGTGCCGGGCGTATCGGTTGACACATTCAGCGCAGACTTTAGCGCGGTGTTGATAGACGATTACGATAATATCAACGCATTCTTCAGGGCAACGCAGACTGACACGCCTATATGGTTAGACAGGTGGGAAGACTCGACACTATTCCCTCCCATGTTTGCGCTTGTGACTAATAATATTGAATGGACGAAATCCCGTGAGGGGATAATGTTCGACAACCTAACGCTTGATTTTGAGGAGATTAAATGAAATATGCGATCTTTATCCTGTCAGTATTGGTTCTCTTTGGATGCACTATGCTTGAACCTAGCATGCACGATCCTGGAAGGTGGCATTCATACGATGATATACAAGACATTAGCGAGGCAGAATAATGGCTATTACCAAGGTTGACAATCCAACATCAGGAACGCCTAGCATTCCCGGTGATTACACCCAACAGAATGAAGTGTCTGAACGTGGTTTACGTGGCGGGAATAATATGTCCCTCACAAATTGGGACGCCACCACCACAGCGCCACAGGTGGCCGCTGGAAGCTCCATAGAAATCAATGGGGCTTGGTGGGATATCACCACGAATACATCTATTAGCACATCGGGTGCATCTAGTGGCACCGTTTATCTAGTGTTTGATGACGCTGCCCCAGGCTTTGTGTGGACAGACACAGCCCCATCATGGGACGCCGCTCTTAATGGGTGGTATGTCAGCGGGGATAGGTTCACAGGGCATCTTTGCGAATGGGACGGGGCGGTGGCTTACACCGTGAAATCTAGGTATTACACAAACAACCAACAGGGCGACCAACTCCCAATAGGTGCGTCAATTTGGACAGGTGTAGACTCCACACAGGTTGTCGTCACGGCTACCACGTATGTTCTCCCGGCTGGTGCATATCTCATAACAGCAGACCAAGGGAGCGCGGGGGGCCATACTTTTATAAATGGAGATTGGAGAACAAATAACAATCTTTCCCTCGGCGAAGTGGGATTTATAGTGTCCGACGGAACTAACTCACGGCTATTCAATAACGCCGGGAGCGACACCACCTTTAATATCAAGAAGATATGGTAGATTATGATCGAAACACTGTTACGCCTAAGTGTACCAACCACAGCAACCACTCCTTTCCTAGCCCATGAGCAAGGTGTATATAGGACCACTCTTACAAAGCCGGTAGACGGATTTGACGCTTATTATTCTACCTGGAATTATACCGGGATGAATGAGGAAAGGGTTATCGTTAATGATGTTTATATATTAGTTGGCGACCAGCAAGTACAATATTCAAGAAAAGACACTCTTGGCGATTGCGAGACTGATGAAAAGTCGTGGTTCTTTAACAGGGATACTCAAACACTCTATATACATTATGAGTTTGGCCTTACCCCTGAATCCGCTACAACTACCATAGGCATCCTCCGGGGCTACTCTAAAAACGATACGCAATACATAGACGATATCAAATACGAAGCAAGGATATCATCAACAACTCCAATAAAGAAAAAGGTTGACCCGGTAACCGTTGGGAAGATGGCCTTCCAGGATCAGACCGTCACATTGAAAAACGGCGATGGGGGGCTTGACGGGTTTATCCTTAATCCTATTCCTGGCTCTCTTGCTAGAATAGTCCTTTACGATACCGAGGCAGACACCGAGCGAGAGTACTATACAGGCCGGGTATCTCAGGACGTTAACACGATAGACAATCTGTCGATAAAATTGCTCGATGTCAGGCGGTCGGAGAATGTCAACGCGCCGGTTGATAGGATTCAACAGACTGATTTCCCGTATGTGGCCGATAAGTACCTGGATAAGATAATCCCGGATGGTTACGGTCAACACTTCGGGAAGATTGCCTTTCCTGTTAACGAATTGGAGCCCGCAACGCCTAATATTCAATATAAGTTCGCTGCACTAGCAGATTCTATCGACGCCGTATGGGTGAAGATCGATGAGGAGTGGACGGAGATAACACCATTAACCACCGACGCGGCTAACGGTGAATTCGTGGCGACGCGGGCCGACGTTGTAGGATCAGGCAAAGACACGGCATATGAAGTGCGGGTGGATATCCACTTGCGCGGCAGCGGTGACGCCCAGGTCGACGTCAACGATATAATCAGCGATATGAATGACCGGTTCGCCGGGGTTGTATATGACGCTTCGGGATACAATCAAACCGAGTTCACCACAGAGGGCGAGCTTGCGGGCGCATGCGCGCTATACATGGACAAAGAATCCCCGTTGTTCACTTGGTTTGAGAAGCTCCAATCTGGCGCAGAACGAAACTTTGTATACGACATACAGGGAGACGGGAAACGAACAATACACACTGACTACAAAGACCGGTCTGTGACGGATGAAATCCAACGCGCAAAGGTTAAGAGCGACTTGATGAAAGCAACTAGGGACTTCCGCCAATACGCTTCGTCGGTTGTCATTGAGTATGCAGAAAATCAAAGGATTGATAAGAAAGAGCGAGAGGTAAACGACGATTACCAGGCTAGCGCAATACAGAAATACGGGTTCCCTAATGAGCTAACAACAACCGGGTTGTTTGCCGAGACAGCACCAGCGACGACCAAGGCCGGGATACTTGCAGAGGATCAGAGTGAGGCACGACCTAGCCTAGATATATCACTCCACGGCAATAACCTGTCTAGTCTTGATAAAAATCTATACGACGTTATATCAGTTGATACATCGACGCCTGAGACTACCGAGCGCGAAAAAGTCCAGCGTGTTTACCTAGACCCAACCGCCTCCAAGTATTACGAAGACCCGACAACTACCAACCGCTATTATATTCATCCTCCATCTGTCATAATACTAGACAAGGGCAGGGAATATCTTGGCACGTTTACGGGTAAGGTAATCGAGATAGATTACAACCCCACGACGCTAGACTACAAACTAAAACTAAGGGAGATCCCCGCATGAGTACAGACACAAAGATTGTATTTAATTATTCACTCCATAATGATAGTTGGGATTGGGACGACGTCGTGGCCGGAACGGTGACACTTAAGTTGGCAACCGTACTGGATGAGGGAGACGCCTTCCACTTCAAAGATCATCCCTACGGCTTCGGCAAAGTTGTTGAGGTTGTCGGTGATGGCTCCACCACGCTTGAGGATTTATCCCCCACTGGCGGTGGTTCTATATTCATCGATGAGGTATTGAGCGGCCAACGTGTTATCAAGTGGGATACTGGATTCATGCTAATCTCCGGGAACGATTTAGCCCTATCCACTGGTGTAAAGACAGTGACCTATTCGGTTGCATTCGTCGGGTCTCCAGTAATCCTTGCGTCTGCCGATGATGCAGCCAATGCAATATTCGCATCAGCCAACACAGTTGCAACATTATTCAATACTTCGGTTTGGTTTACAAATAACACTAGGGCGGCTGCGACATATAATTGGTTAGCAATTGGAAGGTGGAAATAATGTTAGTTAAACTATTCCCAATAGAACGCGAGAAACATGAACACAAGATAAAGAGCGTTGAGACAGTTAGCGGAGAGATCCGCGTTGACCTGGAATATTCATTCCCAACATTCGCAGAGGCGCTGGCATATGACGGCAAGGGGTACCAAAAGCATACGAAATTGAAACTCCCTAGTGATGCAGAGATAAAAGAATGGCTTGCCGCAAAGGAAGCCACAGACGCCACGGCAGCAGCGCAAGCGGCGATTGACGAAGCACAGGATAAAGTCATCACGCGGCTAGCTCATGACATGGCGATCCTATTTAAGCGAATCAAGACCAAGGGCTTTGTTGCCCCGACAGCTACAGAGAAAAAATGGCTCGATAGTTTCATCGGAGACTATGACGACTGGATAGCGAAGCAAGAAGCGTGACGCTGGTAGCGTCAGAAATAAATATTCAGGCAAGGAATAAATATGGAACCGTGGACATGGGTCGGCATCGTAGTTGGAGTACTAACAATAGTCGGTTTAATTGGAAGGTTTATGGTATCTACCACAAAGGCTATCTCCAAGATGGGTGAGACTAAGACAAAAGAAGGCTTTGACGCTGGTACTCATGCAAGCGCCCACGAAACACTTGATACCCATGTCGGTGCTGCCCATGTTAAAATCCGAGTCCTTGACAGCAGGGTTGATAAATTAGAAGCGTCTGACGAAGCCTCCTCAGTGTGGCGCGAGGGTATGACCAAGCGTATGGATGCGAGCGATTCAAAGCTAGATAGGATAATTGATATCCTATTGAAAAAGTAATTATGCTTAATCAAACAGCTAAACAATACAACCCCATTAGCCGGTATGGTTGCTACTTCCTCTCTCTTGGCAGACAGGCCGAGAAGATAGCAGGCAAGGAACTAACGCCCGAGCAAGTGCTAACAGTCTACGTTGCCGCCGTATGTTCTAAGCAAATGGACACCAATTGCTACATAATGGCCCCTCACACCGTTTGCAATCTATTCCTGTATGAATTAGCCAACGCACGCGGCGAGGCCTACCACGGCCCGCTAGTGGAGTACGTCGGCTGGTGGAACGCTGACATGGTAAGGGAAGAAATGTGGAAACCTGGCGAGGTTTCGTTTACTGTGAAAAGATATAGGACAGGGTACGGCCATCACTTTATACTTGACGACTACAACCCGGACCCACGCCTGACTTTGTTGGGCTTGACTGGTAAAAGATTTTTCCGCGTTTATCGGAGGTAACATGAGAGGAATTACAATCGAGTGCGGTCCCTGGAAGGTCGGCGATGCGCCTAAAATTGGCGTATTCTCTGACCCTCACATAGAGATAGGCGGCGACAATTCCAGACTTGAGAGGGCATTAGATAGGGCGGTTGGCATGGGTTGCCGGTTGGCATTCAATGGGGACCTATCGGATTTCATCTATTTCCTTGACAAGCGATACGTCCCGGAGCGGGAAGAGTCCGAAGGGCAGAACGCTAAGATTGACTACGCGGTGGATTACATCGTTGATTTCCTTATGCCGTACAAAGACCACATTGATTTTATCGGGTATGGCAACCACGACACGGTGGCGGTCAAGAAGTATTTGACGGACCCGGTAGCAAGGGTATGCGCAAGGCTTGGCTGTGAGCGCGGTTCGTATCGTGCCTTGGTTCGCTACAAATGGCGGAACGGTGATGGCGGAGGGCGGTCGTTTACTTGCTACTTCCACCACGGCGGGCATGGTGTGGCAACGCAGAATAAAGGCATCCTTGCTATTAGGAATATGATACTAGGGGCTGAAGCTGACTGCTATATAGTAGGCCATGGACACAGGGCGGCGATTGACGCAGGCGAGCCCCGGTATTACATGGACAAGTCCGGAGACACCAAGACGAAAGTGCGCAAGGGTATGCAGGTGCCGGGATTCCAGCACGATACAAGCAAGAGCGGGACGGGGTTTGAAGATAGATTCTATCAACCTACAGTCATGGGATGGGGCTTGATTAATCTACGGTTCAGACGTAAGGAATTAGTATACAATCTATCGGTGGAGGTTGACGATGAATAGCATGATCCAGGATACAGAGGGCAATACTTCCAGTAAACGGATAATGGGCGTGGCTACTTTCGCCTTCGCTTTTATCCTTGCGCTTCTCGATGTGCTAGGCGTCGGCGCAAGTACTAACACTGTCCCGCTAGTCAATGCGTTTATCATCGCGGGCACCACGCTATTAGTGGGCGGGACGGCAGCCGAACAGATTAAGAATCTAGGGGGCAAATAATGGAAGATAGAAAACCGTGGGAATGCCCAAAGTGTAATCGAGTTAACGCACCATGGATGGACTCTTGCCCGTGTGTGGACGTGTCATCCCCACAAAGCCCAGTGCCGTATCCCTTTTACCCAAGCTATCCAACATATCCTAATTATCCATATTATCCACAGTTGCCAATCACTTGGATTACAAGCGGGACAATAACAACTACGGATACCACCGACGCCACTATTGGCAGTGAAAAGAAATGACATGGCTCAAGTTCGTGCCATGGATTGTAGCCACTTGTTGCTTACTGGCTACGTTTGTGTCCATCAAGATTGCCGCAAAGCGAAAGGCTCAGGTGGACGACCTAGCAAAGAAGCTCACAACCATCACGGTGAACATTTCCCGCTTGAAAGCAGCAAAGGAAGACGATGCCGCCGCCATCGCTAGGCGTAGGCCGTTGCTCGTTGAAATCACGGAGGCTAAGAGTGATAAAGATGCTGAGGCTGTTGTTGATACTTTCCGTCGTCATGTTCTTGATGGGCTGCAAAACGTGCCCAGGCCCGGTGATTCTCCCGGATGACTTACCGGCTGTCGAGATAACCGGCGACGACAATGTCGACCTGTTCGAGCTAACCGTCCAGGATATCCGATGGCGTATCTTGATGGCTAACGCCCGCTTTATCACCGGCGAAATTACCGAAGACTATAGAGACACCCTAGTGTCATTCTATCTCGGGCTAATCGATGGCGAGTAGATATACCTCTCAAGGTATATTCGTATTTCTTACCCTCAAGGTGATATTTATTACTTAGCAAACCGTTGGCTGTGCCGGGATAGTCTACGGAACCCGATAACTAATTGGGTGCAATGCGGGTGCAAGACCCGTCAGCCAAATACACACAATCTACACAATCAGCTATCACCGGATGCTATATACTCGATGTAAGGAGTAATAGATGGAAGAATGGATGACCCTAAAACTAGAGAACCTGTCTAACGACATCCTCAAAGATGGGCTGTATGAGTTTTGTGTTTTTGATTATCGTGCTTCACATAAATGGACACCATCGGAGAAGGCACCACTGAGCATTTTAGTATCTGCTGCCGCTGGAGAAGTCTACCGCTACCGCAGACTCCAACCAAAGCAGCTAAGCCCTAAAGAAAAACTGACAAAGGAAATTGAGTGCATCCTTGGTGGTGCCCCAATATATGCTTTTCAACAGAGCGGGATAGAGATAGAAAGCCTCGTTGGATACATGCTCCCTAAAATATGGGAGTACATAACTCTACATTGCGTCAGCATCCCACCGCCGGAATGAATACACACAATCAACACACACAGCCCCGGCGATATGCTGTAGATTCATAGCAAGGAGATAACTATGGGAAAAGAGACTATCAAGATTCACGGCAAAGACTATGAGACGGTAGCGTCTCGCGTTGCTAGGTTTAGGGCCGTGTATGGGCAATGGTGTATTGCCACAGAGTTATTGCACCATGACGCGGAGCGGGTAGTTATGAAGGCTGTCGTTGCCGACCATGAAGGAACGGTGATGGGCGTAGGCCATGCGGAAGAATATCGCAAGGCGTCCAGCATAAACAAGACATCGGCAATGGAGAACGCGGAAACGTCGGCCATTGGGCGGGCTTTGGCGGCTTGTGGTTACGGCGGGACAGAATATGCAAGTGCTAACGAGATTGTCGGGGCTGGCGTTGATTCACTTCAAGAACACCTTGACGGCTTGAAGCGGTGTCAATCCATGGATGAACTGCATAAATTCTACGAAAAAGTATACACGTTATTCACCGACACCGAATCCCGCAGAATCCTAGTGGAGTGTAAAGACGAATGCAAATCGAAATTGACGAAGAAGTAGAGCAGGGGACAGAGGCGTGGTACGCGCAAAGAACCGGCAAAATGACGGGTTCTCGTGCTGTCGATATCGTCAAAGGGCCGAAGGGCTCCTACACGGCAGCTCGTAAGAACATGATAGCCCGCCTCGTATGTGAGCGCATGACAGGCGAGCGGGAGGAAACGTACCAATCCAAGGAAATGCAATGGGGAACCGACCACGAGGCCCTGGCGCGGTCTGTGTACGAGATTGTATCAGACCGGGACGTACAAGAGACCGGATTTATCAACCATCCCACAATCGCAAACTTTGGCGGCTCCCCCGATGGGCTGGTAGGCGACGACGGGCTGACCGAAATCAAATGTCCTGGCACTGCCACGCATCTAGCCCTATTGGTAGGTGGTAACGTAAAGCGGGAATACATCTACCAGATGCAAGCCTACATGTTAATCACCAACAGAAAGTGGTGCGACTTCATCAGCTATGACCCGCGATTGCCGGATAGCCACTGTATCTACATCAAGAGGATTATGCGCGACGAGAAGATGATAGCCGAGATTGAAGCTGAGGCCGTCAAGGTATTAGCAGAAGTCGACGCAATGATGGAAGCTATTAAGGATTACAAACCAGAGATAACAAAGTGAAAATCCTAATCCTTGAGGGCGACCGTTTTCTATTCGCGAATAGCGAACAGCCCGAAGTCGGCAAGACATACATCCTGGAAGACGCCGGGACACACAGCGCACAGCAGAGGAAAACGTGGCACGCGCTTGTCCAGGAGTGGTGGAAGTCCGGGATGAACAACATTGACACGCTAGACTTTCACCTATTCCGCGAGACATGCAAGAAACAGTACGGCGAGGGGTTCAGTCACTACGAATACATCGGTAATGATGTAAACATGGTGAGGGTTAAGGACTTATCGGAGATCCCGCAAGACATCCTAGACGACTTCAAGAACGTGCACAGGCAGAGGATAAAGGGCGTGCTAAAATCCTTCACCAAGTACACGAAGAAACAGGTTAAGGATTCGATTGATAAGATCATTGTGGCGATGGACGAATGCGGGGTTGATACGGTGAAGTACCATGAGATATTAGGGGGGATGGAAAGTGAGTAGAGATATTAAGTTTAGGGCTTGGGATTCAGTGGCTAAGAAGTTCTATCTGTGGGGCTTTGGCGTTTCTCCGGAGACGGGTGCCCACTGGACCGGGCCACCAACGCAAGTGGATAGATTCACACACGGGCAATTCACCGGCCTCCAAGACAAGAACGGCAAGGATATCTATGAGGGGGATATTATAGAATATAAGGGCGAAACACATCCATACTATACTCCTAAGTATTTTCGCGGCGTTGTCAGTATTGGGGAGATTCTTGTCACTACCGGTGGAGCTGGGCACGGAGAGGGGCCGCCAAAATGTCGAGCTTTCGCTGTAATTATTACCGATAAATATAAGGCGTCTTTGCTAGAAATATCTGAAAACGATTCAGTCGTCGGTAACGTCCACGAAAACCCGGAACTATTGAAGGGTAAAGACGGTGAATAACGAAACCCCACTAATCGACAACCATAGACAAGCCTACCTTGCAGCAAAGGGGCACGGGTTTAATTGGGTTGCCATGGATTCGGACGGTACTTGGTTCGGCTACATGGTCCGGCCTATCCCATGCCTTGAGGTATCAATGTGGCAACACCAGGGCGGCGACGACCCAACCAAGCTCGCAAAGATGGACCCGGTAGAAGAGCATTGGCCGAGTACACTAATGGAGGTTCGGCGGCATGGCTAAAGGTGTGAGTGACCGCTACCTTCAGGCGTATTGGCGCAAGGCTGTGCTTTTGATCCACGGGAATACTTGCATCGTTTGCGGTAACGTGCGCATGCCGGACGCATTAGAGTGTCATCATGTCATTAAAAGGCGGCATCGTGTACTTAAGCATGATCCCAAAAATGGCGTGCCGGTTTGTGCCGGCGAGTGCCATCAATTCGTACACACAAGAAAAGGAGAAAGGACTATTGAATTGAAACTAGGCGACGACACGATGGACCACCTAGAGACGCGGCAAACGTGGCTAATCAAGGACTATCGTTTTTCCCTTAGCCACAGCAAGGAACAACACGAGAAGTTTGAACTAGCGATATTAAAGAAAATTGTGGAGGGATAATATGGCTGAAAATATGTGCGCATTAGGCATCACCGGGAACTTAACGAGAGACGCGGAATTAACCTACACGGGCAGCGGCACCGCTTTGCTGAAATTCAGCATTGCGTGTAACGAGCGGCAGAAGACCGGCGAGCAATGGGGAGAGTATGTATCCTTCTTTGATTGCATCATGTGGGGGAAGCGTGGTGAGGCTTTGGCGCAGTACATGCTGCAAGGGAAAATGGTTGGCGTCGAGGGGCGCATACGTCAAGAGCGATGGGAAGCTAAAGATGGAACCAAACGTTCCAAGGTCGTAATCAAGGCCGACAACATCCAGCTATTCGCAAGCGGCAACCGTGAGCATAAGGACGAAGATGTGGGGCCGACGCCTAGCAAGAAGTATGACGACGACATAGCATTCTGAGAATACACACAAACCACATAATACCCCGGCGCAATCCGGGTTATTATTGTTTCTAAGGAGTACAAGATGAGCAAATCTTTTAGACCATTTATCCCATGTACAGCGCTAGTGGTCGCCGGTATCTTTTTCAGCAATGGAGTCATGCACTTTAAGGAAGGGCGCACTATTCAGGGTGTGTCATTCGTTATTATTTACTTCATTATCTATGTGCTATCGTCGTGGGCTATCACAAGGGAATATAACAAATGATTAAATTAAATCGCCCGGTTGTTGTTTGCGTTATGATTTTGCTTGCTGGCAGTGTTAATAGCGCGGCAAACGAGTTAAGAATCGCTGGGGAGATCGGCCCCGCAATTCTCGGCTATGTTGTTTATGTCGCCCTATTCCTTCCGGCTTTCGTTGCTATAAGCAATAAGTACAACAAATGAAATACTTTAAGTTGTTGATTGGTCTTTTATTAAGGTTCGCGCGCTATTGCATGGCGGAGGCGGATGCGTTCGAGCGTGCTTGTAAAGAAGCGGAGGGTTAGAATGCAAGGTATAGACTACCGAGCAAAGGAAAAGGGCAAGGGCACCAACGAAGACGCGCTGCCGGTGTGGAAATTATCCCCAACCCAACGCGAGGCCGAGCTTGCGATCTGCCGGTATGACCCGATTAGGGACGACATGACCCGAATATTTGAAGACACGAAGAGGTGTTAAGTAACACCCACCCCGCACAGTACCAGACCTTGCGTTACTGTGCATTTCTATGGTAAGATATTCTTAGTCGTGGCGCTCGCACCGCTAGATGACACGTTTTAGTAATCCGACCGGACCGTTTGCGAGGGTGTTATCATATTGGAAGATTGCTTCAATATGGTAGTGCGAACACCCTTGTAAGCGGTCCTTTTTTTGGTGACTTTATGGGATACAAAGAAGATTTCAAAGATCCAAGGTGGCAGAAGAAGAGGCTAGAGATCCTTAATAGGGACGGGTTTATTTGTCAAGGATGTTATGATAGTGAATCAACCCTTAACGTCCATCATCTATATTACATGTCTAGTAGGAAGCCATGGGAATATCCTGATGGCGCATTAATAACATTCTGTGATGAGTGCCACGACGCAGAGCATCATAGAGAAGAAACTATAATTGATTCTTTATCATCCATAATTGGCGATACACTTCTTGAATGTGTACCAGATATTATTAGAGCGAATCTTATATTTACAAATTGCGGGATTCCTCCTTTTGTATGTGCTTTGGCTGACGCTATGCATGAATACGCCATACAAGGGCACAGCACATCTGAGCTAATTGAGTTCCTTGAAAGCAAAAACAAGGGTGTTTCATAATGGCTACCCAACGATATATAAGCACATCATTTTGGGACGATCCTTGGGTCTGCCAGTTAGACCCGGCTGAGAAATTTATCTATCTCTATCTCATGACAAACCCATTAACCAACATTGCCGGGGTCTATGAGATAACGGTTAGGCGTATTTGCTTTGACACTGGATATAATAATGAAACGGTGTCGAATATCCTTGAGCGGTTCCACGAATCAGGCAAGGCGCTAAGGTGGGAGAGCTATACAATAATTCCATCATGGCCGAAGCATCAGAAGTGGGAAACAAGGAAACAGATCGAGATAGGTATAGAAAAAATACTTGTGAATCTTCCTAGTGAGCTTTTAGCGCAGCTAGAGGATATGTCTTATAGCTATCCTATAGGTAAGATACCCATAACCTATACACAAGGTCCGAGCTATTCTGATCTGGATAAGGATAAGGATATAGATAAGGAAGCGCCAAAGGCGAAGCCTAACGATAATTACACTTCTGATTTTTTAGACTTCTGGACAACATACCCATCGAGCGAAGGCAAGCGCCCGGCATTCACAGCCTGGAAGAAACTAGCCAAGCACCGCCCACCAATTGGCGACATCATCGCAAAGCTAGAAGCGTTTAAGCAAACCGATAAATGGAAGTCTGGTTATGTTCGCAACCCGGCCACCTGGATCAATCAGCGCGGGTGGGAGGACGAAATACAAACAACGCACACACAACCCACACCAACCCCACAAAAAGAGCTTGGATACTGTTTTAGACACGGGCCAGCCGGTTATCGTCTTGACGATGACGGATCTTGCCCGATGTGTAAGGAGTTAGCATGAAACTGTGGAAGAGACCCGAGAATGGGACAAAGAAGAGCGTAGCTCGATATGCATTGTTGCCAGTGCGCGTGGGAGCTACAATTATTTGGCTTGAACATTACGTTGCTGTGTATGAATATTTGCATTTCCCGGGCTGCGGCCCGGGGACATGGGAGCTTTCGCACAGAGAATGGAATGCAAAAATAGATAGAAGGACGAAAACGAATATATTGTTAGGCCTGGCGCTAGAGTATGGGAATAGCGAAAAAAAGAGGTTCGTGCTGAAAAGATCTCAGGTTAAAACTCTATTGGCTGAATATCTAGAGTCATCAGGACGGCCTTTCATTCAAAAATGCACAAAAGACAAAGTAAATAGTGCGGTATGCCATGCATATAATAATGGAGAATGCATGAGCATGCCTTGTGGTTATTTTGATAAGGAGATAGATGGATGACAGACTATGTATTTAACTTTATTTTCGAACGGCTAGGCCAATATGAATGTGTACCGTCAGAAAAGAACAAGAAAAAATCAGATGGTTGTTTCCACGCGCTCAATGATTACGGCAAAGAGCCGGTAGAAGCAGCCTGTAAAAGATGCTGGAGAGAGTTTCTAGAGGATGAAAATTGAGAATATTGTCTTAGAGATGAATCTTGAACGTAACCCCGGGACTTGTAGAATGTGCGAGGAGGAAGTGGATGGATAAGTTAGACAAATTACTCGACGAAATGGGGATAGCCCTAGGGCCATGGGAAATTACAGGATCAGATAGTCACCTTGTTTCATCCAATGGGCCAGGCGTTGAATCTATCATAGGTGAATTCTGGACCCATTGTGGTATTGGTAATAAAGGGTTGGTTCTTCAATCCCGCGAACTACTAAAGGCACTGATTCGGACAGAGCGGGAAGCCTTTCACGCTAATCTCGGGGAAGACGCCAGAAACATCGCCACCATCGAAACCGCCACCCCTCCCGGCTGGACATGGGAGAGGATAGTTAAGAGACTAGAGGAGATGGAAGCCTATGAATCTTGAACGCCAATTCATAGCCAATATACTTCTTAAACCCGAGCTAACCGGGGATACAGCAATCCGGCCCGCAGACCTACAAGACGAAATGCACGCTATTGCGTACGCTTCGGTGTTAAAGCTACAGGCAAGCGGTGTTACGCCGGATCAGGTTGTAGTTGCCCAGGATTGCCAAGACTACACCAACGACATTATTCGCCTCACGCCAGAGTCAAAGAATTTCGAGTATTACAACCGGGAGCTATGCAAGCAGATCGAACGCCGACGGCTGACCAATGCCGCTATGGTGTTCAAAGAGTCGTTGGACAACGGCGACGACCCCGGCAAGGTGTTGGAACGTGTCGAGTCCATGATTGCCGGGGCGAAGGTCGAGCATGAACAGCACGAAATCAAGACGCTTCACAGTTGTGCCATGGAGTTTGGTCCCATATTCGAGAAGCGGTACAAGGCTAAAGGCGAGTTGGTGGGAATCCCAACCGGGTTCGCGATGCTCGACGGGATACTAGGCGGATTCCAGAATGGAACTTACTACATCGGGGCGAGACCATCACAAGGCAAGACCGCGTTGATGTTGACCATGATGCTCGCTGCTTGCAATGCGGGGTACGGTGCCGGGCTAATATCAATCGAGTCATCAGAGATCGAGCTTATCTCCCGCGTGATAGCCCAAAACGGGCCCATACGGGCTTCGGGCCTAAAGAGTGGCAGTTTGCTACCATCGGAGTTCCAAGCCTTCTCAGCGTCCATAGATAGGCTCAAGTCAATGAACGGTCAAATCTATTTTAACACGAAAACCGACATCCCAACGCTTGAAAACGTGGCCCGGCGAATGGTGAAGACTCACGGCACCAAGATAATATTTATCGACTATCTCCAACGGGTAAACGCAAAGGGATATAACAAGACCGAACAAGTCACGGCAGCAAGCCGGGCGGTTACTGATATAGCCAAGGGCATAGGCGTGCCGGTTGTATGCTTAGCGCAGACCGGGCGGATAGCCGACCAGGAGACCCCGGCGCTAAATCACTTCCAGCACGCGAGCGCAATTGAGCAGGATGCAGATGTGGCAATGGTTATTCACCACCCAATGATTGAGGGGGAAGAACGGTCAGAGCTTGCGGTGCTAAAGAACCGAGACGGCGAGGTGGGCAGCGTGCCGGTATACTTCGACCGCTCCCACGTTCGATTTCTGCCGCGTGAGACTTCACAGAATCAACACAGAAATTAGGTTGCGCCGGTTGGGTGGTCGGATATAATGAGGGTAAGGAGAAAGTATGAATATTGACGAAAAAACCGGGGTTACTCCTGGGGAATGGGTTCATTGGATAAACCAAGACGGCTACGATTCTATCTTGACAAAAAAAGGCGAATTAATCGCAGACCAACTACAGTACGAAGACGCCTTGCTTCTGTCCAGCGCAAAGGCAATGCGAGACGCGCTGATTGAGATAGTGAAGGATAGGATTCACAGCTATAGATATCCGGTCCTAAATAATGCAACAGCAGAGGAATATTATACCGACGACATCAAAGTCATCGAACAAGCCACAGGCCTAACCTGGGATGAGATTACAAAGGAGACAAAATGAAAACATACGGCAAACCATTTATCAAAGACGGGATTGAATATGTACATACTATGGTCTGGTACAAGCGCCCTCTGTTCCATTTATTTTCTAAAATACAGTGGTGTTTATGGAAACTCGGTATTAGTTGGCACTTTAAATCATTTGGTGGTCAATGCACGCCAGACTGTTCGTGCTGTATAAAAGGGATGAGATCGTAAAGGAGTAATCCATGAACGAATACGAAATCACAATAACCGACCCTATAACCGGAGACGATCTACCGTTGACCGTCATGGTCGCATTGAGAGACCCCGACCCAGGTATAGGGTTCATCGGCGATTATTCCATTGCCAGCGTTGTTGATGAATTCGGGTTCGATAGATGTGACCTACTCGACACCGAAGAGGGCCGAGAGATTGACGATATTATCGTTGAACGGATGGAGGAGGATGGATCATGGCGAAGCTAGACAACCTATCCTCTAATCCTCGGATCTGCGACAAGTGCGGAAGTAACAAGTCCAGGCAAACGGGCCGGACGTTCAATAAACGGTATAAATCCATTTATAGGACTTGCAAAGATTGCGGGCATAAATGGGCGGCTATCGAGGTGAAGGCAATCAAAGAGGGCCGGGGGCTTATACCAGTAATTGATGTAGGCACCGATAAACGAATGGGCATAGACCTAGATATGGCTATGCGGTTATTGATTATGATGAGGAAAAGATACTACTTTGGGATAATCCCCAGCGAAGAGTTTATGGTTACGGTTAATGATTTCATAAAAGGCGTAAAAGGATGAAACTAGCCTACAGCATATTCACCCTTACAACTAACCCGATGACAGGCGTCGGCAACGAGTGTGCGAAAGAAGTCACATTCAACGCCCGCGATAAATCCGGTGAGTATCAGATAGTAGCCCGGGACAGATTAGCGGTGGCGGCAGCGGCCCACCTGAAAGCGGGCGACAAGGCGCGAATCCTAGGCCACACCGTCAACGACTGGAAAGAAGTAACCGGCAGATGCGAATGTGGGCGGGACATCGTAACCAGGATGATCTACATAAGCGCCGAGGATATCCAAGTCAAGCGCCAAGACTGGCGCGGCATCCTTGAACTACAGCCGTTATTGCTGTAAGATTTAAGCACCATCATACAAAAAAACCCTTGCGGTTCCCGGCGTTTACTCCTTGCGCCGGGTTTTTTATGTCTTCACACAATCACCACATAAAAAGAGGAAATAATCATTGCGCCACAGTCTCTACCGTGTATAATAGTAAGTAGATAAGGAGCAATCGATGACTAAAGCAACAAAAACAGAGTTAGTGACCATTCTTAACGCAACATACGGCGCTTATGCTTCTTTTAGATTTAGCAACGCATCCGACAACATGAAAGTAGCCGGGATGTTCAATACAGAAACCAAAGAAGTTATCATGAAGTCAACATCAGCACACACCACCCTCGCCCACGAGATAGCCCACGCCATCCAATACAACAAAGAGGGCGATACTTGCTGCATGACTCTCCCTTTATGCACAGGGTTTAATAAACTCCAAAACAAAACAGAGGAAGAGATAAAGAACAACGGCGTGGCAATCGCATGGAATACCAGAACAGGATGGTCAACCAAGAAAGACTGGAAATAAACAAACGGCCCCTCCGGGGGCATAAGGAGTTAATTATGAATATGACCATTGAGACATTGAGGGATTTACTAGACGGCGCTATCAATGCGGGGTTGGGCGAACAGGATTTTATTCTGCTGTCCGACAACAAGCGGCTAGGCGTGGGCGCGATGTCAATAGCAAACTATCACAAAGACCCGGAAGGATTAGAGGCCGTATTTGTCGGCACCGAGGTAGGAAAATAATGATCTGGACAACCTTCTTTCTTATCGGGCTTGCCTTCGTGTTTGCGGTTATAGGGTGGATTAGATGGGATGACTCGGATGATATGGAATAAGGAGAGAATATGAACATAGATGAATGTCCTTGGTGTGGGGAACTAGAGAATTGGCTTTTACTGCCAAACGGTGAGCGCGAATGTAATAGGTGCGGGGGCTCGATAGGGGAGCTTGCGCCATTGGCTCAGATTGAACCAGAGGGCAAGTCATGACCCGCCCACCAACGCACAAGGTTTGCCCGGCTTGCTTAGGTGGCAGGCAAATATATTCAACGGCTATCTTACACGATGGCTGTTTCACGTCAACTGATTGCCCAACATGCAAAGGCACAGGCGAAGTCCCGAACTACCTAACGGTCAGCCAATACACCGCCTGGATGCTGGCTAATGGATACCCTGACTGGGTGATGCCGGATGATGCGGCTGTTTGGTGGAAATGGATACACGGCAGTGATACGTACTCTCTCGGAGTTTGGCAGGATGCGTGGAAAGATGAAGACGGTAAGCCTAAAGGTCAGTATGCCGTTGTCGCCATCGAAGCAATGGGGCCACCGGCTGAAGACAGGAAGCCAGAGGAGTAGAGGATGGAACTTGACCCGCTAGCTTTAATAAAAGCCCTAAACAAAGGTAGCCGATATATCGAAACTATCTTTATGCAGGGCGGTTGCTTCCGTTTTCACAAGGTTCTTTTCGCCCTATGGCCAAACGCAACCCCATATATAAATCGCGCTAAAGACCATGTAATTACGCGGATTGACGGCCAATATTACGACGTGACTGGATATGTAGATTCGACTGGTTTTGCACCTTTGGTAGCAGAAGACGTTCCACTCACCAAGTCGTGGTCTTTCGAGAAACAAGCATGGCTCTCTTTAGGGGAATGTCCCCAGTGCGAAGAACCCTTGCTTATATCACCCACCGAACCAGTAGAGGAGAGTGAATAGATGCAGAGAATACAGGTTGTAAACAGTAACGACGAAGATGTCTTCACTAAAGACGTTAATGACTTATTGGCTAAAGGGTATCGCATTAGTTCGACAGATTGCGGTTTCTTCGACAGCGAGCCCTACGAGTTTCCCCTTAGCTTACTAGCTGTGTTGGTTATCGAAGAGGAGCCCACCGATGAAGCGTAACCCCGATGGAACGTGGCCGATAGAGACGGCTGAACAAGCGGCTTGCTTCCCCAAAGATGTGTTAGGTGGTTTTATCGAGCATGATGGGGGACTTGTCGATTTCATTATCGAGACTGGTACGCTTCATTACTGGCCGGGTGAAGTAACCGACGCCCAACTACTCGAAGCCATCAAGCCGAGGGACGGGAGACAGGTGCGGGTGATAGAGGATGATATGGCTAATGACGAATGCCCTAAGATTTGGTCGCCGGTCGCTTATAAGTGGTATAGCCATTTTGGAATGCACAAAGACACTTTATTCCTCGACGACAACGCCTTAACCCGTGGAACGTGCGGCGAGATAAGGGAAATGATTAAATTTGCTAAGGGGGAATAGATGAAAAGGCTATACCATTGGGCCATGATGATATTCGCCGGGGCAGACTATCGGTATTTCTGGCAGGGCAGAAAATGGCCTTGTGGACACGTGCGGGGTAGTAAGTGCCGGTGCAAGGAGTGGAAGTGAAGAACGTCGTCCATCTGTGCGACTGCATGGATTTTATGAAGGGGTTGCCGGATAACGCTTATGACCTTGCCATTGTTGACCCGCCTTATGGGCTGTCATGGGATGGGCAAGAAGCTAATAATAAGACAAACCGCCTAAAGCACGTAAAGAAAGATTGGGACTCGGCAATCCCAACCAGTGATTATTTTATGGCTTTATTTAGGGTTTCAGTTAATCAAATTATATGGGGCGGGAATTTCTTTAATGATTACCTTGGTTCTTATCGTTGCCCGATAGTATGGGATAAGCTCCAAAAATGGCACAGCGCAGAGATGGAACTTGCGTGGTCAAGTTTAGATGCCATGCCGAAGACCTTTAGGTTCTCAAGGGCCCAGGCATATACAGGCGGTGATAAAATCCACCCAACCCAAAAGCCTATTGCCCTATATAAATGGCTCCTCCAAAACTACGCCAAGCCCGGCCAAACGATATTCGACTCTCATGTAGGCAGCGGCTCTATCCGTATCGCTTGCCATGACCTAGGCTTTAGCTTTGAGGGGTGCGAGCTAGACGCAGATTACCACGCGGCACAGGAAGCGCGATTCAACGAACATAAGGCACAGCTGACACTCTTTGAACCGGAAGAGATACGAGAGCCGGTACAGCAAATCGAATTAGACGTTAGGGATTAAGGAGAAGGTATGGCGAATTTCACGACAACCAGGATCACAGCATTAAAGCAATACATGGAAACCCACAACCTAGACGCCCTAGGGATATCGGTATTATGGGGTGTAACCTATGGCGCGGTACGTCACTGGCTTAACGGGGTTAGGCCGATAACCGGGCCGGTGTGGTTTATCATTAAGCGGGATATATACGGTAGGCTTGAGAAATAGCACCGGAAATGCTAGAATGGGGTTAGGCAGACAAGAAGGAATGATATGATTATTAAAGCGCTTATAGGCAATGAGGTGTGGGCTTACATAGAGGCCGACAGCATGACAGTGGAACAACTAGGTGTTTGTTTCCCAAACAAGATAGGTGAGAAAACAATTTACGAGACATCAACAGGGGGAAACTTTGATCCTTTCGCGGAATCTTTCCGTTATGTCTCAGACGACCTGCTTTCAAACAAAGAGGAAAGCTTCTTATTGACATACGTACAATGGGGCGATGGGGATATGGGGCTGTTCGTGAGTGGCGGCGTATACGTCATGAATAATAGCGGGAAAACGATAGACAAGGCATAATATTAAACGTCTGCCAATCAGCCACTTTTAACAGGGTGGCTTTTTTACGTCAAGAGTGGTAGTATTGACTTGTATAGTCCCGCAATGCCTATCAACGATGCACAAACTTGCGGGGCGTTTTACTTTGGGACATCCCGGGATGATCTCAAGGCGTATCCCAGTTAGGGTGCAGTTGCGACGACACGGTGACGGTGGATATTGTAACCGCCAACCAAGGCGAGCCACCGCCTATGAGTGTGGTAGAGGTGGCGCTTTGGTCCTATACGCCAAGAACGCAAGAAGGGCCCAAACCGAGTAGCGGGCAACCAAGGAGATACAATGAGCGACGAAACAGGAGCAGCCAAGCCAAAGGGCCGACCATCTAAGGCGGCACTGGTAGCCGAAGCGGTAGCGTTACTATTAGACGAAAAGGAAATGATGGGGCTGAAAATGCCAGAGATCAAAGCCAAGATTGACTTTGCAAGGGGCGAGATCGAAAAGGCAGAAGAATGGCCTGACGATATTGCCACAAGGCCAATAGACCCGGGGCACGACATCGAGCCAGGAGTCAGACAGACCATTGAAGACATCCCACAATGCGAACACGACTATACAAAGAACGTTAGAGTGATACCAACGGTAGGCTCTAACTATGTATGCGATAGATGTTGGAAGTGTGGGGCGGAGAGTAACAAGAGGTAAGGATGGGCAGACCTAGTAAGTATAAAACAGAATATGACGAACTCACCTATAGGTATTGCTTGCTAGGGGCTACTGATAAGCAACTAGCCGATTTCTTCGATACATCCGAGCAGACTATCAACGCATGGAAGAAGACACAGCCTAGCTTTCTTGAGTCCTTAAAGAAGGGCAAGGAATTAGCCGATGCAAGTGTCGCCGAGGCTCTGTACCATCGCGCTTTAGGATACAGCCATCCAGACAGTAAAGTGTTCATGACAAGCGAAGGCCCGGAGGTCGTCAACATTATAAAGCACTATCCACCTGATACGGCTGCGGCGTTTATATGGCTGAAGAACCGGGCCGGGTGGAAGGATAAACAAGACCTCGAGCATAGCGGCGATATAGGGCTAAAGGATATGAGCGACGACGACCTAAATAAAAGGCTGGAAGAGCTTGAATCGAAACAATCTAAGTGAGCGCATAGCGATACGAGAGGAGCTACTACGCCGCGATGCAAACAAGACGCTGCTCGGCTTCACTAAGTACACCATGCCGACATTCGATCCAACGTGGTTCCATACCCAATACTATGCAATCCTCGACCTATTCGCCGAGGGCATAATCAAGAAGCTGATTGTTACAGTCCCCCCGCAGCATGGGAAAAGTGAGGGCTCTACAAGACGGCTCCCTGCTTACATACTAGGCAAAGATCCAGACAACCGAGTCGCCGTGGCGTCCTATAACACGCCCTTTGCGCGTAAGTTCAATAGAGACATACAGAGGATCATTGATACACCGGAATATGCTAACGTATTCCCAGGCACTAAGATCAATACTAAGCATGTAGTCACCGTGAACACATACCTCCGCAATGCCGACGAATTCGAGGTAATCAATAGGCTCGGTTCACTCACCGCTGTAGGTCGTGGTGGTGCGTTAACAGGGAAATCGGTTGACACGCTAATCATTGACGACATCTACAAGGATTACATGGAGGGGAATAGCCCAACCATCCTTGATAATGCGTGGGATTGGTACGTAACCGTGGCCGGTACGCGCTTGCATAACGAATCCAAGCAGTTGATCGTCTTCACACGCTGGAATGAGGCGGATCTAGTCGGCAGGTTAGAGCAGAAAGACGGCGTTATAGAGATTGACGCGATACCGGATGAAATCGACCCGTCGGTGTGGTATAAAATCAACTACCCGGCCATATCAACAGGCCGAAAGACGCCGCTTGACCCGCGTGAGAACGGTGAACCACTATGGCCCGAGCGCCACAACCTAGAAGGGCTCCATAAATCACGCGCAAGAGAGCCCGAAATCTTTGAGTCCCTATACCAGGGCAACCCCAAACCACGCGAGGGGCTATTATATGATTCATTCGCCACATACGACACGTTACCAGAGAGCTATGGGGTATATAATTACACCGATACTGCTGACACTGGCGCAGACTTCCTTTGTTCTGTAAACTATATGGTAGGGAAGGACCAGAAAGCCTATGTATTATCGGTCCTCTATACCGATGCACCGATGGAGACTACAGAGCCACAGACGGCGGGGCTATTAGACATCGATAATGTGTCGAGGTCCAAGGTCGAGAGCAATAACGGCGGTAGGGGCTTTGCAAGAAGCGTCCAGAAGCTAGTCAAGAGCGGCGTTAGTGTAACGTGGTTCCATCAGAGCAAGAATAAAGAGGCGCGTATATACACCGCCTCCGCAGGCGTCCAGAGGGACGTTGTATTCCCGTCAAACTGGGCTATAAAGTGGCCTAATTTCTATACAGCTATGGTAACATACAGAAAGAAGTTTAGCGCGAACAAGCACGACGATGCTCCCGACACCGTCACAGGCATCTATGAGACGCTAGATAGGCCATCGGGGCCATTAACATTTACGAGGGGCTAAATGGGTATATCAAAGAATCACGTAAAGTACGATAAGTTTTTGCCAGTATGGACGAGATGCCACGATGCGGTTGACGGCCAGGACGCCATAAAGGCGCAGAAAGAGAAGTATCTTCCTATGCTTCCTGGAATGAAGCGCACGGCTTCAGACAAAGAGCTCTATGATCTTTATCTTGATAATGCATTATGGTATCCAGCAACAGGCCGGACGTTTAAAGCATACGAGGGCACTACCTTTAGGAAACCACCTACTAAGGTTCTACCTTCAGAGATGGAAGCCTATATAAAGCTATTCACGTCAGACGGGCAGACTATGGACGGGTTCGCCGTCGAGCTATTCGGTGAGATAGTTATGGGATACAGGGCGGGCATCCTAGTAGACTTCCCACAAGTCGCTACCGATGGCATGTCGATGGAAGAGGCTAACCAACTAGGGGCTAGGCCATACGCAAGCGTTTACCCAGCAAGCTCGATAGTGAATTGGGCGCAGAGCATTAAGGGCGGGTTACTTATTACCGTCCTTGTGGTGCTGGAAGAAATAGTGGAGATTGACAAAGCCAAAGCCCAATACGGCGGCGAGGTAGTAGATGAGAATGGATACGCTACACTCCGCCGAGAGCTTAAACTCATGGATGGCGTCTACTCCCAAACCCTATACATCAAGAGGGCTGATAACGGCGCTACTGAATATCAGAAAGTGAAAACGGTAACCCCAATGTCGAAGGGCGCACCGTTAGACCACATCCCATTCGTCCCCGTAACCCCAAAGGGACTAGTGTGGGATCTGGAATTCCCGTTGATTAACGATGTCGCAAACCTGAACTTGGCAGACTACCGAAATGAGGCACTATACCGTGACGCATTACTGTTCAATGGTAGACCAACCTATTGTGTTGCTGGCTTAATACAGGAACAGGGAAAGAATAACATAGTATTAGGCTCATCTACAATCTTACAGTTTGGGACTGAAGGGCCTTGGGTGGATTCTCTAGGCGGGGGAGCCGATGCAGACGGATTACTCGATTCAGGCAAAGACCTAAAACAGCGCATGGCGCTAGTCGGGTCAAGAGCCTTATCTGAAGATCCCCGCGGCGTCGAGGCGGCAGAGACAGCGGCACTTCACCGCCAGGGCGAGGATGGCGTGTTGTCATCCATAGCCAACGGAACGAGCGCGGGCATGACTAGGGCTCTTGAGATAATGCGCGATTGGATGGGTTTTAATGGTGAGGCTTCTTACACGATCAGCACCGACTTTATCCCGGCCAACGTTGACCCGGCAAGAATGACCGCTATATGGCAGATGTTCGTTGCCGGTGATATATCGTTCACCACCTACTTCCAATATCTCGAACGCGGCGAAGTCTATCCCACGGGCTGGACTGAAGACGATGAGACGAAGGCCATTGAAGAGAAGGACGAGAAGGACGCCGCAGGGTTGCCGCTTGATGGGCTACCAGGTGATACCGATGACGTAGAGGAAGCCGTCAAGGTCGCCACGCTAAGCGGTATCCAGATCGAGGCCGCTAATACCATCATCCAATCGGTAGCATCTGGCGCGCTCACGCGTGAGGCAGCTATAAATCAACTGATTGTATTCCTCGGGCTTTCCAGAGATAACGCTGAAAAGGTAATGCAAGGGGTGGAAACTGGTGACAGCACAACAGAACCAGGCCAGGAATAGAACAGCCCGACAGGTTGAAAGCGTCAATACTCAGATAATGTTGACGTATGACGAAGCCTTGCGAGCGATTCAAAACGACCTTGACAAAGTATATTCCCGCCTCCTCTCTGGGGTAGATCCAGAGGACTACAAAAATGTCCTCTTACAGTACAACCGGCTTGCGACTATCCAGACCAACATTAGGCAGACGTACAGCGGGTTCTCTCGACAGGCGGGCGTGCAGACGCGCGAGGCTTCCCGGCTTGCCATGTCGAATAACTACTATCAACAACAATTCGTGCTTGATTTCTTCACGCCAACGGCGGGGATAAACCTGTCTTTTTCCGCTATGCCACCGGCTATCCTTGAGGCGGCAGTCAGCGGGACAACTACCAGGTGGGCAGCGCTGACCACGGCGCAGAGAACAGCGATGGGCGAAGAGTACGGGGCAATCACTGGCTACCTGTCGGATACTAGGCTAACGGACACACTGTTAGCCAATAGGCGTAACGAACTATTAAGGCTGAACCGCACCATATCATCGGGATTATTGCGGGGCCAATCGTTCGCCGAAATATCCCGGGGCGTGAGGAGCGTGATTGACTTTTCACAGAACAGTGCGAGCCGGGTTGTCAGGACGGAAGGCAATAGGACGTTAAACGCCGGCGGATTCGCCAATTCACAGCAAGCCGAGAGCCAAGGGGCTGAGATCAAGCGCGAGTGGTTGGCAACGCTAGACGACCGGACCAGGGCCACGCATATAGGGCTAGACGGTGAACAGGTGGGGATTGATGAGCCTTTCACTATTAACGGATTGACGGCCATGTATCCAGGCGACTTCTCAGACCCGGCAGAAACAATAAACTGCCGATGCACGGTCATCGATATAGTAGGCGGCGTGGAGCCAACAGCAAGGCGCGGCATCAACCCACAGACGGGCGAGTCCGAAATATTCAACTGGTCTAAATACCCCGATTGGGCAAAGGCTAACGGCCTAACCGAAACCGCAAGCGGGCGATGGCGCTAAATCTTCACACAACGCACACACTTGCGTGCTAAGGGCATAAGGGATATCATGATATAGGGGCAAAGCCCCGGAGGTATTATATGGGGCTCAAAGAGCTAGGCGAGTTTGTAGATTCGGAAGATGCGGCAGTAGTGACTGAGTATCTTGCAAGCAAAGGATACAAAACGGCAGAAGACATAGCCGGGTTGGAGCGGAAGAAGGATGAGTTACTTGAGAAGGTATCCAAGGGGCAGGCCAACAAGAAGGCCACCACGGAGCTTTTCGATAAATACAAAATTGTGGATCTGGACGACTTAAGCGTGAAGTTAGCAACGCTAGCGGGTGCGCAAGAGAAAGAATCAGACCTTGAAAACATGGCTCGGCGTCTCAAATTAATTGAGCAGACAGCCGAGGAAGATAAAGAAAGGGCAGGGCAAGAGAAGGCGTTACGCGTCAACTCTGAAAAGAAGTCCCAGATCCTTTCTGCATTGAAGGGTGTTCACGTTGACGACGTTAGCCTGGATCTGCTTTCCCCATACTTCGCCAACAAGGTGAACATTGAGGAAGAGAACGGAAAGATAAATCTAGTCGTCACCACAGACGACGGGTCAAGCCCTTTGAAGTCCTTTATCGAGGACTGGTCCAAGACCGACGAAGCCAAGCGATATATTAAAGCGCCTGCGAATTTCGGCGGTGGAAGTAATGGTTCTGGTGGCGGCGGCGGCGTGGTCATGACGCAAGAACAAATTGCAGCACTACCTAATCGCAACGACCGCTTGAAGGCAATGGCGGAGCTTGCTAAAACTACATAATTGGGGGCATCGCCTCCATATATTAATTAAATGGAGGCAGAAATGTCTGTAAAGAATTTCATCCCTACACTCTGGAATGATGCTATCTTCCAGGGATACGACAAAAGATTCGTGTTTGGCAACCTTGCTAATCGTGAATACGAAGGCCAGATTAGTGCTTTCGGCGATTCTGTAAGGGTAAACGAAATCGGCGATATGAGCGCATCAGCGTACACTGGCACGGTAACCTATTCCGAAGCCGATGATGCACAGAAAGTGCTCGATATCGATAAAAAGTACTACATCGCTAAGAAGCTCGATGATGTTGACGCGATCCAGGTCAAGCCTAAACTGTTGGGCGAGTTTGGCCGTAAGATGGGCGTTGGTATCGGTGACTCTATCGATCAGTCTATGGCTGCGTTATATGGGCAGGCCGGTATCACTAGCGGGTCTACGTCTAGCGTTGTATCGATCACAAGCGCAAACATCGTTGAGTATATCTCTTTGATGAATCAGGCATTCGGCGAAAATAACGTCGGCACCGCTGACCGCGTGGCAGTCGTTCCTCCTTGGTTCACTCATAAACTGCGACTTGCAGGCGTTGACACCAAAACTGACAACACTCAGCTTTTCGATGACGGCATTATCGCTAGGGCCTTCGGTTGGACTTTCTATGAATCCAATAATATCGCGTCCAGTTCAACCACTTGGTATGCTAGCTACTTCTTCATCCAGGGTGAAACTCTCGCATTGGCCGAACAGCTGATGGCAACCGAAGCTATCCGGCTCGAAAACCAATTTGGCGATGGTCTCCGACAGCTTGCAGTATGGGGCGTCAAGGCTATGGCACCAGAATCGTTCGGCATCTTGTATGCCAAACCCGGCTCGGAAACCTAGGAGGTAACCAATGGCTAGAAGTGCAGTTACCGTTCAAAGCCTGTCAGCCCGTAATACGGCTGCTACAGTTACGAAAGACGTTATTGACGCAACCAATAATCACTCAATCAGCGTGGATGCAGTAAAGACTTCCAATCTTACTATTTTCATCGAGACTTCCACGACTGACCCCATGACCTTTGCGATTAAGGCTGGTGACTTTACCGATAACGGGATTGGCGATCTTACGATTACCACTGTCACCGCATTAACTCAGGTCGTTGTTCTTGAATCCGCGCGGTTTAAAGATGATGATGAACTTATCCTCATCGATGTAACGGGCACCGGCCCAGGGTTCATCTACGCGGTTGAAACCCCTTGACGATTGATATTATAGGGACCGGCATAACTGGCGGTCTCTATGATTGGCCCGACGGATCTGAGAAATGGTCCGTTGGGTCTGCGTTCCAAACTCTCGGCGCTCGTATAGATATTTATTTTTGCTTCCATGGTGAACCCGTTGATGTCTTTAACAAGTCTGATATTGGTTACTTGGATAAACACAATTACCCCTTGGACGATGTTGTCCGGAAGTTTGGGACGCGCTATTTTACAAACTCGATTGCCTACATGATAGCCCTTGCGATAATGCGGAAGGCGAAGACGATACGGCTATGGGGCGTCGACATGGAGCCCGGGACAGAGTGGGCTTACGAACGTCCATGTGTCGCCTATTGGATAGGTAGGGCGCAAGAGCGCGGTATCAAGGTCGAAACATCCAGCGAATTAACAGAACCGTTCTTTATGTATGGATATGACGAAGAGGGCCACAGGCTAATTAAACAACTTGAAATTAGGCGCAAACATGCAGAAGCCATGGCGCATAAGACAGAGGGGCGAGAAAGCGATCAATGGGTGGGGAAGATGGTTGCTCTCAGAGATTCGATAAACTTAGTGAGGTCGTAAATGGCGGTTATACCAGCGTTAAATAAAGCGTCGGAGAATCTGACCGGGTATCTTGGCGTTATTAGCTCGGACCATGCGTATGTACATAAGGGCCTTGCGCTCACAGCAGTTGTAAATACCGGCTCAATATCTGCCGCATACAAGATATCTTTCAAGACTCCGACTGTAGCGTCTGGTAAATTCATCCATTGGCGGCCCATTGGTATCACCACTTCGGCAGATTATTGCCAGGTAGATTTCTATGAGGGCGATGCCTTCACAGGTGGCACCACAGTAGTGCCTATAAACCGTAACAGGCTTTCCGCCGTTACTTCATCCATGCAGACATTCGCAAAGGGAACAACTGTTACGCTTGCCGGGACTCTGCTCGCATCCACAGGCATAGGCACATCCGGCAACCCGGCATCACAGGCGGGCGGCGGCGCTGGTGCGGATCAAGAACTAGTGCTTAAACAGGATGAGGAATATTCATTCTTAATCACACCGGACGGAGCGACAACTTGCGTCCTGGATCTGTTTTGGTACGAGGAAGACGGCGGCATCGTGAACGGGGCTTCATAATGACCGAACAGAAGATCCTAAACCTAATAAATAGTTCTGGTTCATTCTCCCGGAATGCCATCGTTGCCACATCATACGAGAATAACTACATCTTCTCGGGGAACAGCTTTAACGTTGAGACTGTCGTCACTATCGGCAGCGGTGATACTACTTATGATCTGGCATTCGATACTAGCGGGATGGATCGAAGTCTTGTGGCCTTGCCTATCACATGGGCGACAACAGCCGGGCCGGTTATCGCGACTCTCGGCACATGTACGTCATATACGGGCGGGACGGAACTAACCCCACTGAATAGGGATTACTCTTATCAGGTATCATTCCCCGCACAGTCTGAGATCCATTATGATGTAGTCCCAACCGGGTATTCGGCAACCACAACGAAAGTTTTGATAGGAACATCGGCGACGAACCAGTCAACCGGGGGCGGCACAACCAGAGGCTCCTTGCCAAGGGTGCTACAGACAGG